AATTCTTATAAAAAATAGATTAGTTGCACTGAACTAATCTATTTGTATAACTGCTTGTCGTACAAAAAAGACTGTCATTACTGACAATCTTTTCGGTAAATTACTATAAATCAATAACTATAAAATTGTAATTTATGATTTACTTATTACTTTTTTCTGTCAACTTTTTTGTTTACACTATTGCTAATAATATAGAAATTTGAAATATAGCTACTGATAAAATTCTTATTTTCCATTTTCAAATTTTAATTTTTTTTGGCGCTTAGCTTCAAATTTCCAATAACCATGATTACGATTTCGATGTTTTTTTTGAATCTTGTTTTGATTGTTTTTCATGTCTTGTTCAGCATTTAATATAATAGCTTTTTTTTCGTTGGAAACAAATTTAAGAAAAACATCATATAGGTACAGCCATCCATCGTATGAGATTTCAGTAAGCGTTGACTCTAATTTAATTTTTAAAAACTTGCAAATGCGTTTTTGTTGCTCATAAGTAAACAATTTTTTTGTTTTATCTTTGAAAGTATTTCCAGATGCTAAAAATATATATGACAGAAAATTTCTATAGTCTATCGCATCCTCAACATCAGCAGATGTTTTTCTTTGAAAGTGAGCAAAACATATTCGTGCATTTGGCACAGGATAAAAATCTGATGGTTTAAACTCATAAATCAATTCAGCGGAAAACCAAGGTTTGTATAAAAGAGACCTCAAACTTTCGTTATAAAAGGGCTGTCCAGAATACCTGAGAAAAGCCTCATACTGCATTATGAAATATATATCTTCAGGAGGATTATCGGCTTCAAATACCTTTTTCACAATATCAGCAGTTATGTTAAATGGAATATTTGCACATACTTTATATGGTTCTTTTACTGATATTTTATATTTTAAAAAATCCATCTCTATTATTTGAACTTTTTTAGATTCTTTATACTTTTCAGATAAAGTTTTCGCTAATTTCGCATCAAACTCTATTGCTATAACTTGCTTGCTTTTTTTTGCAAGTTCAATGGTAATAATTCCTTTTCCAGGACCTATCTCAATTATAATATCGTCGTTACAAATATTACTCTTTGATAACAAAGTCGCTACAAGTTGTTTACTATGTAAATAATTTTGCGAATGTTCTATTCCCATAAATACCTCCTTTACAAATTACTATTTATCTGTAAGCATATTATAACACAAAAAGAGCAAATTTTCACATTTGCCCTAAAAATTTATTAAATAATTTTATCCATTTATTTCTGTTCCATCTTTAAATCTAAATACTATGACATCCTTATCTTTAATTGTCGCACTTTCTAGCAAACTTCCCCAAACCAAACCATCAAATTTTGTCAAAAGCTTTTCTTGTTTCTTTAAAGTATTAATGTAATCTTTTATCATCTGATGCTTAGCTGCTTGTTGAGATAATTTAATTTCTAGTTGTTCAAACTTGCATTTAGTTTCATCATAGTTTTTTATTAAGGCATCATATTCTTTTTTATATTTTTCTTGATTTTGTGCTACTCTAGAATTTATATCGATTAGGTCTTGTATTTTTTCTACTTGTTCCGTTAGGCTATTTTCCAATTTTTCTTTTTCTTCTAGCAATTCTTTTTTGTTACATATCTTATCAAGTACTTTTTCTAAATTTGAAATTATCTCATCTTTACTTTCAATTAATATATTAACTACATTTACAAATCTGCTTTCGATATCTTCAGACCTTATTGCGGGTGTTTTACATTTCTCTTTTCCAGAGTATTTACTATTGCATTGATACATTACCCTTCTATACTTATCATTTGAATGCCATACTTTAGCTCCATAGCTACCACCACATTCTCCACATCTAATCTTCGCTGTCAAAATATCAGTTCCACTATACTTACCCTTAAGCATTAATCGTCTATCAATTTCTAATCTTACCATCTCAAATACATCTGGTTCTATAATCGCTGGATGGTTATTTTCAACATAGTATTGTTGTACCTCTCCATTATTTATTTTTTGCTTTTTAGTTAAGAAATCAACAGTATAATGCTTTTGAAGTAACGCATCTCCTTTATATTTTTCGTTGGTAAGAATACTCCTAACAGTTGTAGCATACCATTTTTGTTTATGTCCTGGAGTCTCTATTCCATCATTTGTTAGTCCCTTTGCAATAGCAACAGATGATGACCCTGATAAAAATTCACGATATATCCTTTTTACAATCATTGCTTGTTCTTCATCAATAACAAGGTTTCCATCTTCTCCTTTTTTATAGCCTAGGAAATTATTAAATGGCACTGATACTTTACCATCGGCAAATCTTTTCCTGTGTCCCCATTTGACATTCTCTGATATGGATCTACTTTCTTCTTGAGCTAATGAACTCATTATTGTAAGCAACAATTCTCCCTTACCATCAAATGTCCAGATGTTTTCTTTTTCAAAATAACATTCGCACCCTATATCTTTTAGTTTTCTTATGGTTGTTAAGCTATCTACAGTATTTCTAGCAAATCTTGAAACAGACTTTGTGATGATTAAATCAATGTTACCATCTAATGCCGATTTAACCATTTTATTAAACCCTTCACGATGTTTGGTTGAAGTTCCACTTATTCCTTCATCAGTATAAACATCTACAAATTCCCAATCATCTCTTGATTTTATATAATTGGTATAATAATCGACCTGTGCCTCATAACTTGTTAATTGTTCTTCTTGGTCTGTTGAAACTCTGGCATATGCAGCAACTCTTCTCTTTTTTACTATTCCAACCTGATTTGTAGATTGCTTATTTAGTAATGCTGGTATCGTTGTTACTTTTTTTGTCATTTTTCATCCTCCAACTCTTTTTTAATTTTTCTCCACGTTCTCTTCTTTTTTCTTCTGTCCAATATTCTTTTCTAGCATTGTATTCCCATTTCTCACTTATTATCTTTCCATCATTAAAATGAAATTCTAGCAAGTCATCACCAATTACTATTACTTTTTTTATTTGTTCGTCAAATGCATTTGAGTCAAATTCATCTAATCCAAGAACTTTAGCTGACACTCTCTTTAATGCAATCTCATTTATAGTTTTTCCAGGACAGGCTTTTGATCCACCTGTTAATCTTGTACCACAAGTCCATATATGAGCTTTTATTCCATCAGAATTTTTAGACCTTGAATTTCTCATATAATTCTTACCGCATATTGGACATTTTACTCTGCAAGAAAAACAAGTTATATTCTTACCAAAATTAGCTCTCTGACCTTCTGCTTTTCTTCTTTTTCTTTCTTCTTGAACTTGAATAAACATCTCCATAGGAATTATAGCTTCGTGATTATTCTCTACATAGTATTTTGGAAGTTCTCCATTGTTTTTTACTTTTCTTCTTACCAATGGATTTGGTGTATAGGATTTTTGTAATAATAAATTTCCAGTATAAGTTATATTTAATAGCATATCTCTAATAGTTCCAATATTAAAATATCCTCCATTAGTTGCAATCACACCCATCTCTTTAAGTTCTATCTCCATTCTTTCTGCTGATACTTTATTTAAATACATTTGAAATATGAGCTTTACTATTTTTGCTTCTTCAGGTTCTATTACTAAATTATCACCATCCCAACGATACCCATATATCTTATATCTGCATTGTGGTTTCCCACTTTCAAATTTCTTTTTTATAGCCCATTTAATATTGTTACTTGTTGATATAACCTCTTCTTGAGCAAATGAAGCTAGTATTGAAAGCATAAGTTCTCCATCCCCTGTTAAGGAACTGATGCCTTCTTTTTCAAATCTAACTTCAATACCTAATTCTTTTAAGTGCCTTACTACATTTAAAAGGTCAACTGTATTTCTAGCAAATCTTGAAATAGATTTTGTAAGAATAATATCAATCTTGCCTTCTTCACAATCTTGTAATAACCTTTTAAAATCATTACGTTTTTCAATTCCAGTACCACTTATACCTAAATCAGAATAAACACCTGCAAATTCCCACTCTGGATTTTTTTGAATTAATTCATTGTAGTAACTAACTTGAGCAGAATAAGAATGTAATGTTCTTCCTCTTTCAACTGATACTCTTGCATAAGCAGCCACTCTTTTAAGTTTAGGAAGTTCTATGTTTTTTGTTTCTAATTTTGTTATTTTTCGCATCTTACACCTCCATTTTTATCATTACTATATATCACTCTAAATGATGTATATATCAAGTCTTATTGGGCTATTTCAAAGAATAAACTGCTTATTTTTGGTGTATATTTCTCTTTAAATTCAGCCATCATTTGATTGTATTCTTCGATTGAAATAATCTTCTTATCTAACATATCTTTTAAATGTCTCATTGTGATTTGATATGCTATTTCATTTTTAAGTTTCATCAGAGCCCACCACCTTACGTTTGCTAATGTAGTAACACTCCCTGGAACAATACTTCCTATTCCTTGATGGGTATTCAAAGTATTCTTTATTACAAATAATGCAGTTATACTTTTGTGGAACTAATCTACGTTGCTTATCTTTATGAAGAGTCCAATAAACTTTACAGCAGCTATCTGAACAGAATATTTTATTTTTTCTTCCTGCTATTTGATAGAACTTCTTTCCACATTGAAGGAAAGAATCGTCAAGGTCGAGAGCGAACTCGACAACCATGTCAGAAACAAAGCAATCCACACAGGAGGAATAAAAAAATGAATGACATCTTAATTAACATCATATCGGTGGTGGTGACCGCAGTGGTCCTACCTCTTATTTCTATCGCGGGCGCGCAATTGATAAAGCTCATCAACAAAAAGATCAGCGACAAGCAATCGGCCAAGTTCCTAGAGGACGCAACGAATATCGTCACAAGCGCGGTACGTTGCGTTTTTCAAACCTACGTCGACTCATTGAAGAAGAGCGGAACGTTCGACGCCACAGCCCAAGCAACGGCCCTTACAAAGGCCAAGAACCTAGCCTTGAAAGAGTTGTCCGATGATGTAAAAACCTATATCACGACTAATTTCGGCGACTTGGAATCATGGCTAACCACTCAAATTGAAGCGACCATCAGCCTCTTAAAGAAAAAATAACACTCCAAATCATCTTATCTCGCGACAGTAGCCACTTCAAAAAACGCAACTTTGAAAATCGTCAGCGAAAAACATACGTCTCGTTGAGCGCCTTTTAGCGCTTTTCGTACAAAAAGTGGTATTTTCACTGTTTAACTTAATTACTTTTTTATTGGCGTTGGTATTTCTTCTGTTTAATAAACACATTCAATTTAAACAGCGACAATACGTAAGGTTGTCGCTTTTTTGTTGCACCCGTTTAACTTGGTTTAACATTCATTAGACCTCAATTAACCGGTTTAAGCAAAACAAAAAAGCACTGCGATTTACGCATGTTTTCACTAAAAATGAGAAAAAGAAGAAAAACAAAAAGTTTGAATAACCAATGCCGGTATGGTTATTCGAACTATTAATACGCACCTGATTAATTAACAAAGAAAACACCTAGATTCCTCGCGGGACCTAGGTGTTTTTTTCTTGCTTTTAACGGTTAATGTAAATGCCGAAATTGCAGATGAACGTCGTCTTCCTAATCTTGTATTTGTAACAGCAAGTGAAGGAAGGCTCTATCTTTCTTGGAAGTTTTGACATGTTCTCGTTTCCAATAATGAAGACCAACTTATCTCTTTTGTAAATAACGACCCTTTTGAAGAGCTTTTTGAACTCGTAATCGCCGATCGATTCATCATCCGGACAATTCCTCAGTTCAGTTATTATGTTTTTCGCTCTGGCTTGAGGATTCATCTTTGTGATTATCTCGTTCTCTATAACCATTTTTTCTTTCGCCTTCAAGGAGATGCTCCTTTTGATTTCTGCTTTTAAGTCATCGAATGCTGGGTCCTTGTATCTAGAGAACTTGATGGACTTGGCGCGCAGGGCCTCCAACTCGCCTTCTAAGGCTTTTATTTGGTTGCGTTGGGTTTCCGACCGATCCTCTTCAAAAACCTTCAACAAAGCCTCTTTAAACAAAGGCTCGTTGTCCTTGAGCTTTTTAATTTGAATCGGGATTATCTTGTCGAGGTCTTCTACGAAGACGGATTCGCTGTTCTTGCATAGCTTCCTAGTCCTGTTCGAACCGCAATAGAGCATTCGGACGTCTCGGTTCCATTTTGCGCTGTAGTTCCCGTGGCAGTAGGGGCA